ATTGGTAACCCTCAAACATATATGAGAGTATACCTTTCTGACCCAATAGTCAGAACTTTAATAGACTTACCTTGTTTATATGCTGTTAAAGATAATTATGACATTGTCACAGATGATGACAGTGTTAGGGAAAGAGTTGAAGAGATGTTTAGAGATATAAACATCGAAACTATTTTATATTCTTGGTTACGTAATGCTAGAATATTTGGTAATGGGTATTTAGAGTGGACTGGAGACAATTTAGTTGTCAGGTCTAGTCAAAATATGTATGTTAAACGTGATGAACACGGCCAAGTTATGTATTACTACCAAGATTTAGGTACTGATAAAGAATCTATACGTTTTGAAGAAGATGAAATAGTAGAAATCAAAAACAACCCATTCGATGATTATGCATATGGTTTAAGCGATGTACACCCTATTTTATATTTAGTAGACTTAAAAGACTACGCAGAGAGAGATATAGGTGCAGCATTGAATAAATATGCAACTTCTAGATACGATGTGTCATGTGGGTTACCAGATATGCCCTACGGTCCAGATAAAATCAATGAAGTAGTTGAAGCTTTCAACACTTTAGGACCGGGAGAGGATATTATACATGGTAACGACATACAAATAAAAGAAATACAAGGGACCCAAAGAGCCTTTGAGTATGGAAAATATACCGATGATATATTGGACAAGATACATATAGCATTAAAGGTTCCAAAAACTATGTTTACGGACCCAGATAAAGCACGTCCAGTATTTGAACCATATGTTAGATACTTACAAACTATGGTAGAAACAGCTATGAACGCACAATTAATGCCACAATTAGAAAATGGTGAAGCCAAATTCAAATTCAGGCAGATAAATGTTGATGATGCATTCACGAAAGCTAAAACAGACATGATTTACTTATCCGAGGGAGTGCTATCACCCGGAGAAGTCAGAGAAGAAAGGGGACTTGACCCTGAAGGAGTAGAAGAATTAAAGATGGAAACTTCTGAAGATGTCAAAGCATCACCACTTGAAACGGATAAAAATGTAAATATCTCTGGAGGAAAGGATGAAGATAAGAAAGAAGAGTCCGCCAGAGCACAAAATAGAGGCAACAAGCCTTCCGCAAACGCAACAGGAGACAGAGCATGAGTTATAACAAATGTGTAATCAATGTTAGCAAAACGCTACAGAAACGTGGTTCTGAGAATCACGAAGAAGAAGCCCAAAACATGTGTAACATGTGGGCTGAGGAGAATGGTGTTGAGCGGGAATTCGGTAGAACTACATCAGAGGAACCAAGAAGAAGGTCGTTTGCTTTAGACGTAGCAGAGTCTAACAACTTGACAATTTCAGAGAGCGATGGGATTTCAACCGTGGAATTCCCAGTAATCGCCATTACGTCCGGACCTCATGAATATGAGGAAGATGGACAAGAACAAAAGGTCTTTATAGACCCTATGACGCTTCAAGGTAGTTTGGATAGCTTTAACGAGCTACCAATCTATGTTGACCATCAAAGAACAGCTGAGGATTTAATCGGCATGGCTACTGAGCCTGAGTTTGTTCAGATGGATAATGGAAAGACAGCAGTGAAAATGTTGGCAACGGTATCTGATAAATACCCACGTGGCCAAGAAGTATTGGAGAAAGTGAAAGACGGGGACATGACTCATGTTAGCATTGATTGGTTCTCAAACGATGTTGACGTGATGGGTGACACATACGCCACCAACATACGTCCCACAGAGGTAAGTTTCATCGACAATAAATCGATGGACCCCGTCTGCAAGGAATGTACAATAGAAGACAAGGAATGTGAACAACGTGCTGAGAAAGATGACCACGACTGTGGTTGTGGTGGTGTAGAAACAGCATGTGAATGTGAAGACGGGAACAAAGAGGTAGATACTATGACAGAAGAAACCCCTAAGAACTCCGATGCAGAAAAAATTGTCGAACGCGAGTTCGCTTCATTAAGGCAACAACTCGAAGAAGCAGAAGCTTCCAAGAAAGAAATCGAATCTGAATTCAAAGCAGCTATGAAAGAATTAGAAACTTTCAAGAAAGCAGAAGAAGAAAGATTAGAGAAAGAAGCCGCAGATGCTAAGTCTGCAAGTATTGAAGCAATCATATCCAAAGAAGTCTTATTCGGTTCAATCGAAGAAGATAAAAAGGATGCTCGTATCGAGGAACTTTCCGCATGGGATAATATGAAGCTGACTGGTTTCAGCGAAGCTCTAGCAGCAATGCCAGAGCCACAAGTGGACTCCGAAAGAACTTTCGGAAAAGGAAAAGCTAGCGAAGGCGAAGCAATTCCAGAAGAGACCGAGCGCAAGTTCGGTGTAAAAATGGTTAACGGACGAATCGTCCTTAACAAAGAAGTATTAAAAGGTGAATAAAAATGGCAACAGAAGTTTTAGTTAACGACGGTGGTGCACCTTCACGAATACTTCCTTTCACAGCAGGTAGTGCAATATCAGCAGGAAGGATGGTCACACTCGCATCAGATGGAGAAGTGGACCAATCCGGAGCTGACGCACACAACGCTATCGGTGTAGCAATGGTAGACGCTTCTTCAGGAAGTATCTTACCAGTTGTAACCGGAAAAGGAGTAATTTGTAATGTCGCTTGTTCAGGAACAATCGACGAAGGAAAACTATTAGACGTCACAGCAGACGGTGTCCTTATTACAGGAACCGACGCAACAATAGCCGCATCTGGTACAATATGTGGTGTAGCAATGACAGGAGCAACCCTAGGGTCTACTGTAACTTTGTTACCAGTACTAATGAGGAACTAAGGTGATTTAAATGGTCGACGCAACTCCCGGTATACTAACAAGCCTAAACACTGGCTCAGTCAACGGAGGACTCGGAGAAAGAGTTCTTGTTGATTACAAAGACGCTATAATGGACTACAAGGTCACTGACCTTCCAGCAATGGCACTCTTTGGAGACCAGATGTCAACAGACACAGGCGGTAATATTGATATTACTATGAACAGACCTAGCATGAAGCTAGAACAAATAGATGAAGGAACAACTCCTCAATACCAACACACAAAACTACGCTCTGAGAGAGTCGGAGTTAAGGAGTGGGGTATTGCAGTAGGTGTTACCCGCAGAATGATTGAAGATTCAAGGTTCAACGAAGTTGAAATGGCTTTGAATGAAGCAAGAAAAGCTGTAGACCGTCACATGACCCAACACATTGTTAAGGTCGTTTTCGGAGCACACGCTGGAGATGCTGATTTCGGAACTATCGCAATTGACGAAACAACCACTGAATCAGCTATCACGACTTTCGCAACAAACCCGTACGCAGGTTTCTTGGGAGCAAGTATTTCCGCATCAGATATTGACAGCGGAAGTTCACGTGTAAACTCTTACGGTAACGAGTCAGACGCAAGATTGATTCGAGACCACTACTTTAGAGCAGCAGGTGACACAGCTGGAGATTTAGCATTGAAAGATATAGTAACTGCTATTGACCTAGTTGGTGCTGGTGGATATAATGCAACACACATTATGATATCCCCTGCCCACTACAAAGCTCTCTTAGACCTAGGCGACTTCGTAACTGCTTTCACAGCAGCACAAGGAGAAGCTGGAGACGCAGCAAACACAACAACCGCAGCAATGGCAGCTGGTTCACCAGTCGCTAACACTGCATCAACAGGAATTGTTGGAAGCTTATATGGATTAAACGTAATTGTTAATGCATATGTACCTTCAACTCGTGTAGGTGTGTTTGATTTGTCAACCAAACCTATGGTTTACGTAGAAAGACGTCCATTGACGGTCGAAGAAGCCAATCCGGGCTTTGGTATTGTAGGTTCCTACATGTCCATGAGATACGGATTGAAAATCATCAGACCTGAAGTTGGTGCAATCATTATCAACGGCGCTTCTGGTTAAGCAAGTTGATTTATAGGCCTTGGAGGAGAGCCTTAATCTTCTCCACCATTTTACATTTATTCAGTGAGGAGCAGGAATGCCTAATTATACAAAAGCGTTAAAAAATATCAATTCATATGGAAGTACGAAGAAGTACATCGAAAGCAGGATTTCTGGAGCTGCTACAGGTTATGCTTTTACTATTACAGATGGGTCTTCTCCCTCAGTTATTAATTCAGGTAACACCGTAACATTTACAGGTACAGGTGGTGTCACTGTTTCTCAGTCCGCTAAGACAGTCACTATAACAGGCTCTAGCAGTGCTAACTATTATGTTACAGGTGCAACATTAGGTGGTGCTCCTAACTATACTCTAGCTTTAGCACGTAACGGTGGTCTATCAGATGTTACAGTAAATTTAAGTACATTAATAGACGATACAAATAGTTTTGTTACAGGCTCTACATTTAACACGGGAACGGGAGTTCTTGCATTACAACGTAACAACAGTCTTGCAGATGTGACTGTAGACTTAGATGGTCGTTATGCTTATGCTTCTGATATAGCTGGTGGTTCAGACCAAGTAGCATTTTTCTCTGATGCA